CCACCCGTCGTCGTAGTACACAGCGATTCGCTCGCGCTCGATGATCGGGCCGCCATGGTCCCATCGCGTGCTGGGCGCGAAGCTGTCGCCGCTCTCGCGGTCTATCACGCCCCCCGATGTCCAGTATGTGGGGCTCGACTCGTATCGCGAGCGGGACTCCGTATTGTCCGTCGAACCCCAGCGCCATCCCCACGGCGGTATCCAGGTCGATGCCTTCCAGTTCTTCGGTTCGGTGTTTCATCGTGCGACTCCTTCGTGCACGGCGACGAAGGTGTGCGGCCCGAGCTTGTGGGTCATATATCGATGGTCGACGAAACGGACGACCTCTATGTTTGGATTCCTCACCACGCCTTCGCCGACATCGCTGATGTAGAGCGGTTCACCGACCGTTTCGCGGACTGTGATGGTAGGCATTGGCTCTTTGGGCCCCACGCGTTTGACGAGGTCCCACGGACCGCCGATGTAGTAAAGAGTGATCATGTTTTCTTCCTCACTTTGCGCATCAGCACATTCTCGCAGCGCGCCCCCGGACCTTGCACAGCGCCGGCGCTCATCGTCTTGCACCGGGGGCGCATTGGTACAGGCCGTACTCAGCATCACCCATGCACATCGGGTCTTCCTTCGTCGGGACGAGCGCCGGCCCGATCACATTCACCACACGCTGCCAGCGACAGGGACGGAAAAGGCACAGCAGCCCCATCATGTCATCACCCCGCTCTTCCTCAGTTCTCGCAGCAGCATGTTCCTTGCCTCGCGCACCAGCACTTCGAGCTCTTCACCCTTCGGCAGTCGCGGTGAGCTCCACACCACGTTTCCCGTGGCGCAGTTCCTCGCCTCCACCTGCAATGCCGTGTTCCACGGTTGCGGGATGTTGGGGATGCGCCCGATCGCCACATCCACAGCCTTGACCACCAGGTCATCGGCGCGTGCGTCGGCCGCTCCGTTCTTCCAGTCCCAATGGCCTGGAGATCGGTAGTCCCGGCAGGTGCCGTCCCGCCCGCTGAATCCGCGCGTGGGCAAATAGGTCTTCTGCCACAAAAACCACATCGAGAGGAGTTCGTCCAGCTCGTACTCGATCTTGTCGTGGTCGACCTGGAATGTGGGGTTGGTGGTCATGCAGCAGTCCATGGGAGTCAGCGTTTGTCGATCCGCACCGCGCGCTGTCGCGCTTCGAGTTCGAGCTCTCGCATGCTGCGGAGCACCGCAAGCGCCTGCGCCTTTGCGACGCGCATCTCTCTCAACTCGGCCGCCGCCGCCAGCCTTCGCTCGGCGAGAACTCGCACGCCGTCCTTGCGCGAAAAGATGACGGCGGGTTCGTCGCCCAACTCGGGGCCCGGCTGCACCACAACGCCAAGAGCGTCTGCGTACGCATCGAACTTCAACGTGAGTTGTTGAATCGCGTGCAGCGTGTTCTCGTAGTCGGCAAGTGCCGCCGAGTTGGCGAGCCGCTGGCGCGCCATCGCTAGCTCCGTTTCACGCCGATCTTCGTCCCGCTTGTTTTTCGCGGCTGTAAAGAGGTTCGCCGTCTCGACGAACAACTGCCGCGCGTCCTTTAGGTTCGCCTCGGCCTCCCTCAACAAGTCCTTGGGCCCCAGCCAACCAGCCAGTTTCCGGCGTAGCAGCTCCATCATTGAAGTGGCCTCCCACTCGGATCGAGCAGCTTCACCTCGCCCGTCACTGGGCCGTCGGTTCCGACCAGCTTGGGCGTCACGTCAGTAACGAGTGCCGGCGCTTCAGGCTTGGCCGGAATACCGGGGACCGCCGTGCGGCTGGTGTCGTACGCCTTCTTCGCGGCCTTGAGTAGTTCCGGGAAGTTCGCGTTCAGAAAGCCCGCGAAGATCGTCGCCAGGCCGTCCTGGTCGGGTTCGTTCGATTGCGGCATCACGCCCATGCTCAGGGCGTTGCCATTGGCACAAAGGAAGACGACGACCTCGGCATCGCGCCAAAGCGCCTCTTCGCGGCGTTCTTCTTGCGTCCCCCTAGAGTTCGCTTCGCCCATATCGATCTCCTTCAGTTGAAGTGAGGTAAGTTCTTCGGCCACGCGCCGGCCATGCGAATCTGCGCGCGCGTATCGGCCGCCCAGCGTTCACCCTGCCTCATCGCCTGCTCGCGTGGGAACAAGATATAGCGGTCGTACTTGGAATGGCAGCCGAGCGCGCCGAGTTCGTCCGCGCACAGCGGAAACGTCAGGCGATCGTCCTGCTTAGTTGACTTGCCGATCGGCGGCAGGTGGGCCGCCTGGCTGCGCCCCATGCGCCCGCAGCATTTGCACGGCAGCGCGGCCACCAAGCGCAGGTACTTCTCGCACCGCAGCGGCTCTTCCTTCGGCACCGCCCGTACAACCTCGTCCACCTTCGCCATCACGCCCCTACGCAGGCCGATATGCGGAACCGCCGCGGCGCGCAGTTCTCCCACGTCTCCTTGGGAGTAATTCAAGGTGGATGCGGCCATGGGCTTTTCTTCCTTGAAATCGGCGGGGCCCTGCGTCATGCGGACTGGTGTGCGACGCATCTGCGTCTTGCGTCGCAGTGCGACAACGCGCTTCATGCGACCGCCTCGTCTGGCGTCATGCCTCGCACAACAATTCGGTCGTAAAGCCGCCCGTACGGAATGCCATGGCGTTCGGCCGCCTCTGGAATCGTGGTCTCCCTTCCCCCAACGATGATGCGTCTTGTTGAGCGACGGTTCCTCGCTTGCTCCTTAGGGGTCGCCCAGCGACAGTTTCCGGGCTCGTAATCGCCATTCACGTCAATGCGGTCTATGGTGCAGTTGCTTGGCCGCTCACCCATGTCCGCCGCGAAGTTTTCATAGTCTCTCCATCTTTCGCAGATTTTTATACCGCGCCCCCCGTACCGATGCCATCCAATGCTATTGGGCTGTTCGCATCGCTTTTTCATGCAAAGCCAGACCTTATATGTAAGAGAGCTGGATGCACCGTGCGTGCGCGATATCCCCAGTTCCGCCCGCAAACAACCACAACTCTTTGTGAATCCAAAACGTAGCGAAGCGCCAATCACCACCCTCGTGTTTCCGCATTGACAGAGACATTCCCAATGCACCTGGTCCGAGGTGGTTGTTCTAGGAGCTCTGCGAACGACAAGCAGGCGGCCGAACCGCAGACCAGTCATATCCTTTGGGCTTCCTGTCGGCATCACTCTCTCCATCTATCCCACCTCATTCCCCGGAGGTGTTGCGGGTGTTCAGACCTCGTTGAGGTATTTCCGCCAAGGCACGACCTTCTCGCCCACCTTGAAGCCCCAGCTTCCCTGCTTCGGCCAAGTGATGAACAAGGTCCAGACGCCGCCCTCCGGGACGGTGGTGATGCGGTGGAATTCGCCGTAGCGAAGCGTTGCGGTGTCGCCCGCCTTGCGGATGAAAAAGCGATTCCCGCGCACCTCGTGGTACCAGTTGCGCAGGACAAATGTCCTTGCGTCCCAGGGATGGGAGTGCTCGTCGCGCTCCATGTCCGGTCGGCAGATGTGATGAATGCGCGCGCTCGGCAGCTTTCCTCGCCATGACTTGCGCCATGCCTGCGCTTGGTTCTCGTCCTCGCGCGGGTATGGGTTGAACAGCCACCAGCGGCCCATGTAGAGTGAGCCGTCCTGCTTGCTGTGGATGTGCAGATATGGCGTGCGCTCCGCTCGGCGAATGAGCCAGTCGGCAACCGTCTTGCGGCTCACGATGAAAGCGACGATGCGCCAGAGGAACTCACTCATGGGCGGCCATCCTTTCGCGCTCATCCGAGATCCATTGCACGCACTCGAAGTACCCCGCGCCATCCACGCAGTTGTCTCGCTTGGGCTTGTTGATCTGCCGCGAAAGCTTCACGCACACCATGAACAGCCCCACCTCCTCGGCGGTCAGCGGCTCTTTGAGCTTGTGCGCCAGCATGGCCGACACCATCCCGGCCGTGCGACCGAAGTCCTCGATGGGAGGCCCGTAGCTTGCGTTCCGGTCCCCATGCACCAGCCCCTGCGCCTCCGTGAGAACGCTGATTCGCTCATCGCTCATTTCTGACCTCGCTTGCACTGATCCAGCTCCTGCTGCGTCTTCCACAGTTCGACGGCCTTTTCGCCTCGCGCTTTTTCGATCTCGTCGCTCTGGCGCTCTTCGGCGTCCAGTCTTTGGCCTACCGCAGTTCGTACATCGGCCTCCAGCGACTTGACGCGCGCGTTTGCTTCCGATGCCTCTTGGTGTTGCTGTGCGGCCATCAGGCCGAGAACACCTATGGCGGTGGCGAGGAGGTAGTTGAAGTCGAGCTTCACTGCGATGCGCCTTCGCGAGCTTGAAGGTGGCCCGCCATATCTCCAACGTCATCGCCTCCGTATTGCGGCGCAAGCCTCCCTTCCGCCGTCAAGAAGCCGCCGCGCTTCAGAAAGGTGATCGCCGCTTCTTTGCTGCTGGTAATTTCCTCCAGCAGCCGCTGGACGTCTGGCTGCGACTCGGGGTCTGAAAGACGCCGCGGCCGTTCGCCACAGGCCCGCAGGGCTCGCAGCTCCGACTCAAGTTGTCGAATGCCACCGATCAGTTTCAATACGCCCGAGCCCTTGAGGAAGCATTCGTCGGGACGTTCTTTGGCTATGCGCTCCAGTTCGTTCGCGTCAAGCATCACGGCCACCTTTCGCGACAGCGATAGTTGCAGTCCCGCAGAGCAGGCTAGCGGCGTGCTCGAATTGGTAGCGGTTCGCGAAGAAGATATTTCCGTCGCTGTGAACGATTCCGCCGCACTGGCGGACAAGCTCGTTGGTCGACGATGCGCTGTCGCCGACGGGTTTATGGGTTGCCTCCGCATCGATGGCGACAAGCGCCTCCAGCTTCGCCGCCGCTGTGCAGCTCGGACACTCAGGCTCGAAGTCGTGCTTGCTGCTGCCGTGGCCGTGTCCATCAACGTGCAGCACGTTCAGCACGAACGACGCCTCCTCATCGGTCAGAACGATGATGCGTTCAGCCATTGCAGTCCTCCGCCCCAACTTGCTCCGCCAGCCACCGCTCGATCGTTTCGGCAATCGAGGCCGCGCCCATCTTTCCGGTCGCTCGGTCGCGATGAACCCACGCGGTCTTGACCGAAATACCCAAGCTGCGGCCGATGTCGGTCAGGCGCTCGCCTTCGCTCAGTCGAGCGACGATGTAGCACTCGGTTGGCGTCAGGCTCCAGGGGTTCGGGATCACTGGCAGCATTCCGCCGCGAGTGCCCTTTCTGTGCGAGCGCTGCGAATGCACCGACTCGCAGGGTTCATGGACGCCGGGACGGAAGCACACGGGCTCAATGAGTGTTGCGAAGGGGTTCATGCGACAGCCCTTTCCTTCGGGTCGGACCACGCGATTTCCAACTCGGCCCCGAGCGCAAACAGCCACTCGATGAACGCCGTCGCGAGCCTCTTGGGAAAGCGGCGCGTCTGCGTTCCGAGAACCGTGAACCCGCCGCGAATGCCCGGGACGAGTTCCATTTCGCCCATCTCGACCCACAGCGGGCGTAGGTCTTCGTCGCGTTTGGTGTCTTCCTTGAAGGCCGCGACGAGAAGGCGCTTCATGCTTTCGGCGTCCCACTTGCGGTCCAGGTACTTCCACTGGTCCGCGATGTCGCCGATCATTGCGTGGTAGCGCTCCTCTTGGTCGCGGGACTTGCGAGCTTCGCGGACCAGCACCTCATAGCCGACAGGAGCCGAGTCGATCGCGCGCTTGGCGTTTTGGCGCGCGAGATCATGAACGAGGATGAATTTGCGGGTCATTTGGCAATCCCCGCAATGGCCCACGCGAACGCCGTCACGAGGAGCGCCGGGACAGCAGCCGCTAGCGCACCGAGGCCAGCAAACATCCCGCCGTCGCTGAAGTCCTTGTGCGCGATCCGGAACCACCAGCCGAATGCGCAGAGAGTGACCGCGGCAGGAATCCACCACCAAGCAAAATGAAGCGTGAAAGTCAAATCACTCATCGCCGTACTCCCCGATCACCTCGCGGTCGAACCGCGCAACCAGCCTCTCCCACACCGAAGGCTTCGGCTCCGGCTTCCATTCCTTCGCTTGCGGAAGCGGCCATTGCTGGTCGCGCTCTATGTCGAAGTCGAAGACGGGCGTTGAGGGTTGGAGGGAGAAGTCGGTCATGCTCCCAGCCCCGCAAACGGATTCGCCGTGAACTCGCGGCGACATTGGTTAAGGCGATACTTGCTGATACTGGCTTCGCAGACGCCGTAGCGCTCGGCTAAGACGGTGCCGGGCTCATCGCTCGCGCGGATTTCACGCACCTGTTGCTGCGTCAGTTTCGTCAGTGGGTGACGTTCGCGATGCGATGCTGCAATCTTTGCGCTGCGCACGGGATCGCTCATAAGCCCAAGCGCGCCACACTCCAAAGCGACCTTCTTGAAGGTGCTCAGCTCGCAGTGCTTGATGTTCACGCATCGCGAAGTCTCACAGGTGCAACGGATGATCTTGCCGGCCGGGATCGGGCCGTGTTTCCTCTCCCACAGGTGGCGCCTGACGAGAACGGTCTTACGCTGCGGTGTGTAGACGCAGACGCCCGGATGCTTGTTCTTGCCAAAGCACGCGCCAGTCCACACAAGACATCCAGCATCGTTCGTCGCGCGAGCCATGCCCGTATCGACCATTTCGTCGACAGACTGCGCGCGCTTCATGCCCGCGCTCCCAACTGCATGTAGGGATTGCTGTAGTCGCGCCACCGCTCGCCGCGTCGAATCGCAGCCGCGCAGCTCTTGCTGCATCCGTTTCGCAACGCGGCCTCTCTGAGCGAGCCGGGCCCGAAGCGGATATCCAGAATGTTCTCCAGATCCAGATCCGAACGGTTGGCCTGCTGGGCGGCGGCGATCTTGGCTTTGCGCGCCGGGTTTTTCCATGCGCCCCGCGCGGCCATCCGCTGATTCAGCCCCGAGCGCGTGACTGCGATCAAATGACGCATGCACCAAGGGTGTTCGCAGCCGGAGGTCACGTCGTGCTTTTCCGGTATCGATCCGTGCATGTACTCGTACATCACGCGGCGCGCCGAAAGGTGTTTGCGCTTAACGTGGATGTACGGCTGCCTCTCGGTTTGGCGGCGTTGCCAGATCAGGCAGCCAGCGCAATCCACGCACCGCGCATGCACGCGGGCCACGAGATCAAGCAGAAGGTCTTTCGTCATGCATCGATCTCCATGCGATCAGGAGACAGGTACATCGGGCATCCGCCGTGCCATGCGATCGGAGGTGGCTCGGTAAACGGAGTCGATGAAACATCCGCGGGCCGGTCGGTTCTGCGCAAGCAGTCTGTGCACTCCTCGCAAAGCGTGGGTTGGCCGAACTGCCTTTGTTGGCGGCCTTCGCAGCGGGCGGTATCGTTGGGGAGAGTCATTGAAAAGCCTCCTTCAGCGTTGCAATCGCGGTCCCGTCGCGAACCTGATCGGTTGTGAAGCGGAGAACACAGATACCCGCCATTGCGGCGGCGTTGTACTTCTCGGCGTCCTTGATGAAGCCCGCGCCGCGCGTATGACGCCCGCCGCTCCATACGCCGCCCTCAACTTCGACGGCGAGCTTTCGGCCGGGCCAGCAAAAGTCCAGCCTCCACATGCGCGTCGGGTGAAAGCGCCACTCGCGCTCCGGCGCCGGAAGCTTCTCGGCGCGGATGTGCAAGGCCATCAACTCCTCGCCCTCACTTGCCGCGCGCATTGCTCGCCTCCTGCATCGCGTTGGACAGCAGCATCGGCATGTCACCGTAGAACTCCGGCCACGTCCGCGCCATGTCGTTCGCCCGATACCACGCATGGGCCTTCGCGCCATCCATCGAAGCCATCCAAATCAGGTGTTGCAGCGTCTCGCGCTTGCTGGTGTCGAAGTCGAAGCTCATTGAATGAGCCCTCCACGCAACGACCAGCGACCATTGATTCGCTCGGCCATCCTGGTCCGGCGCATGTGATCGAGCACCGCCTCGCAGACCTCCGGTTGCCATCCCGTGATCTCGCGAAACTCGCCGTAGGCCAGTGGGCCATGCCGAAGCAGCCGCTCGCCGTAGTAAGTTTTCTCGCGCACCACTTCGCGCGGCACGTCGAGGTAGAGGGCGTGGTGGTGTGCCATCAGGAAGCCCCCTGCAGCAGCACCGCGACCGGCTTCATCGACTCGTAGGTAATCGCCGTCTTGCCGGCGATGTTGCCGCCGTGATAGACCTCGCGCGCCCGTTCCGGATCCCCTATGAGGGCGGGGCGCGGGAGAGGAAGCCTCTTGGCCTCGTACTCGTGGTCCGGGCTCCTGTCACCCATCAAACGGCGCGGGTAGTCGAATGTCCCGCGTCCGGTGTACGCGCGGTGAGCCTCGCAAAAGCGATGCTGCAGGTAGCCCACTTCTTTCGCGTCCGTGCGGCAAACCTTCGGCCATCCACCGCAATCCTCGATCGCCGCATGAATCGCCGGATCGTCGAAAACAACGTCGGTGTAGGCGCCCACGGAACCCATCGCCTCGTGCACCTTGCCCCATGCGAGCGAGGCGCGGTCATTCGCCGTCCCCTCCAGCGCGCGGGTAAGATCGCCGATCTTGGGCGGAAATTTTCCAGCCTCGGGGTCGTAGGTTAGATGGTCGATAGCGCGTTGAACCTGGTCCAAGTCCCATCGCTGACACCCGCGCCAGTACATCGCGATCAGCGCATCCGAACAGGGCTGGCGGTGGTAGGCGTAAACGCCAGCGATGAGCAACGCGAAGTCCTTGCGGTCACTCGGTTTCATGCTGGTCCTCCATGGCAAAACGCTGGGCCGCCGCGAGGTTCCCCGCCTCTAAGCTTTCCTGCTTGTTTTGCCTCTGTCCTACAGCCTGTTGGCAGGCGGCTTCGAGGTAGGCGATTGCGCCGTTCGGCCGCTTATGCAGCGTGGCCTCGATGGCGCTCAGTGCCGTAGCCTCGTCGAATCGCTGGATGGCTTTGGTGATGACCGCCCCGGCCGACTTGAGGTCCGAAGATTCACCCTGCTCGACGAGGAATTCCTTCATCGCTCGCCAGAGTTCGGACTTCCTACGTTCGGCTGGCGTCCGTTCGCGCTTGGCGGCATCGCCGCCCTTACCGACAGGTAAGGAGTTACTGGTTCTGGTTCCGGTGTCTGGAGTCGTTGTGGAATCCGGTGGGATTCCAGTGGAATCCACATTGGCTCCCTTTGGAGTCTGCTTTCGCGCCTTGTCCTTCTTTCGGAAGGCCAACATCTCGCTCACCCGCTCTGCGATGACCTTGTGATACAGCCTGCCGTCATCGGCCCGCCACCATCCACGCATCAGCGCAGGCTTCGCTTTGGCGAAAGCCTTGGGCGTCATGCCGATCTTGGCGGCCACGAGAAGGTCGTCAGTCGGCATAGATCCGCACGGCGTTTGTTCCCACGCAACCATCCAGAGCATTAGCAGCCATGGCCTGTACTCGGGCGGGCAGAGCGCCCAGGTGTCGGACTGGCGAATGCGCTCGTGATCCAGCTCGAAGCGCCAGCCCTTCGCGCGTGTCTCACTGGGGTACGGCGCTTCCGGCATTCAATGATTCCGTTCATTTGCTGCGATCAAGGGGCAATCCCGCGATACCGCCCGTAGCTCTTGCCGGCGATCTCCTCGCGGGTGATCCACCAGCCGCGCTCGCGCATCTCGCTCAGGCGTTTGTGGGGACAAACCGTTCCCGCCACCTGGACGATCTCCATCGGCGTACACCCACGCTTGCGCGTGAGCAGCTTGGCTATGCGGTCGTATTGGGTTTTCATGGGGATCCTTGGGGAGAGAGAGGTCATGCGGCCTCCGCGAAGAGGTCTTGAGTCGCTTCCTTAGTCGCGGCTTCGAGATTCCGCACGGCTTGGTCGAAGTAGCTTTTCTTCAGCTCGACGCCGACGAACTTGCGGCCCTGCTCCAGCGCGACAAACCCCTCAGAGCCAATGCCCATGAATGGCGAGAGGACCACGTCGCCCGGGTTCGTCCACAAGACGATGCCGCGGCGGATCACTTCGAGTTGCAGGGGCGCGATGTGGCGCTCGTCATCGTGCTCGCGAGCCGAGCGGTATTGCAGCGTGTCGGACGGGTTGATATCCATCCAGACCGGCGAAGCGACCTTTTGCCACTGCTCAACCGGGTAGTCGTCATGCGTCACGCGCTGCGCTTGCTCACCGGGCGTTCGGACGGTGATGAGGTAGTCCGGGATGCCCTGCCTGCACATGGCGGCGTTCTCGCGCACGGACTTGTGCAGCAGGCCGAGCGCCTTCGTGCGCTGCATCGCCGTCACCGGGTCTTTCCAGATCGTCACCTTCGAATGGAAGATGAAGCCATGCCGCTCGAACGCCCGCAACAGGTCGCCCGGGAAATCCTTCAAGCCGATGTAGTCGTCACGCGTCTTGCTCGCCGGCAGATCCATGCAGTGGAACGACACGTCGCGGCCGGGCATCATCACGCGCCGAAGCTGCGCGATGAGGTAGTCGAAATGCTCGAAAAACTCGGCATCGTTGCGCACGTTGCCCATGTCGCGCGGGCTATTGCTGTACGTGTACAAGCTCGCGAACGGCGGCGAGAAGATCGAATAGCCGATGCACGCGTCCGGCAGGTCCGCGATGGCTTCGACGCAGTCGCCGTGGATGGCCGTGTAGCGATCGGTCGTGACTTGTTCGATGCAACTCATGCGGCCCTCAGGAAGTTGGGCACGTTGACGGCGCGGGCCGCATCGTGCGCGTTGGTCTGGCGCTGCAGGCCCGTGACTTCGGCCATCACCGCATCGCGCGTTTCGGCCGACAGGCTCTCGGCCATCTGCGCCGCTTCGCGCTCCTTGCGTTTCAAGTTGGCGATGACAGCGCCCTCGGCTTTGCTCGCGAAGATGTGGACGTGAACGTCCCGTTTTTGTCCGAAGCGCCACTCGCGCCTGACGGCCTGGTAATAGGCCTCGTACGAGTCGGTCACACCGACAAACGCCATGCGCGCCGAGTGCTGCCAGTTCAGGCCGTGGCCCGCGATCGACGGTTTCGTGACGATGACACGCGCTTTGCCATCGGAGAACGCGCGCAAGCGCTCTTCCTTGTCTTCCAGTTCCATCGAGCCGCGCACCTCGATTGCACCCTCAATCGAACGCGTCAGTGCTTCGCTTTCGTCATTCAGGTCGCACCACACCACCCACGGCTCGCCCGGTTCGGCGTTGACGCGCTTGGCACATTCGCGGACGCGGTCTTCCATGGACAGGCGGCGGGCCTCGCGGCGCTCGGCCAGCGTTTGCGCCTCCATCGCGAAGAGCATCCCGCCCGTAGGCATGTCGACTTCGACTTGATGCTCATGCAAGTGAAGCGCCGGAAGTTGATAGGCGGCATCGTCAAAGCCGAGATCGGACGGCTTGCGCACCATCGCGCCCCAAGTCGCAACCCAACGCCAGAATTGCT